CGGGACCCCCTGGCCAGACCCGATGCCCACGATGGACTTCGGCCAGTAGGTCCCTGCCGCCTTGGGAATGGTGACCTCGGTGAGCACGTCCATGGCCGGCGAGTAGAAGTACGCCACCGGCGTGCCTGAGGTCACGGGCTGGAAGATCACGATGCACCCGGAGGTCTCGTCGTAGGCGAGCCACACGGGCGAGGCTGAGTCGTAGTCGGACCAGGCGGTCAGGTCGAAGCCGCACGGCACTGCCGAGACCTCATCCCCGTTGCTCTGGTAGAGCATCCCCGAGGCCTCGATCCAGTAGGCCAGACCGTTCACGACGATGGGATTCGAGATGATCCGGTTGGACCAGTCGATCACCCGGTACTCCCAGGGGGCCTCCAGGACGCCGGTCTGTGAGATCACGGCGACGTTGCTGGACTCCCAGACGATGACGTTGTGGCCCAGGGTGCGGGCGTCCACGAAGTTGCCCTCGCCGTAGACCTCGGCACTCCCGGCTTGTCCGGTGGTGGCGAAATCATCGTAGGTACCCGGTGCAGTCCACCGGAGCCGGCGCCGCTGCCACTCCCACTCGCCCGTCGTGGAGTTGAACTCGTAGGTCCCGAAGAGGATCACGTACCCGTCAACGGTGGCGAACACGTTGGCCCGGTAGAGATCCGAGAGGGGCGTGAACTTCTCCATCAGGGTTGAGTCGAGATTGGTCCCCGCCGTGAAGGTGAAGGCGTTCGTGTAGACTTGAAGCTCGGCCCCGGCGATGTAGAGTTTCTCGCCATCCCAGGAGATCCCGTAGAACGTCCCCCCCTGGCTCGGCGTGGTGTACGCCCACGTCTTGGCCTGAGCGTTGGTGTCGCTGGCGTACCATACAGACCCATTCTGCGCCAGGACGAAGTAGTACCCATTCGTGTAGATGCATGCCGAGAGGGCGCCCAGTGAGCCATTGTCGATCCGGGTCGCCGTCGTGAAGAGGTCGTCGGTGCGGTAGACCTTCCCATCAGCCGAGACCGCGATCCAGATATGGGAGATATCCTCGCCCGCCCGCGTACCACCGAGCGTCCCTGAGCCATCCAGGGAGAGGTTCCCAGCGTCGGTGGTGAAGACGATGGACTCGCTGGCCGCCCCCGGGGTCGCGGCGGTCACGAGCACCGTGTTGCCGGTGGAGTCCAAAGCCGTCACGGTGGCCAGGTCAGCGGTGATGGCAGAGACGATGTTGGTCACGCACTCAGCAGCCGTGGCCCCCTTGGTGATCTCTCCGGCTCCGGTGCGGGTCGTGACGAACGTGAACTCCTGAGTATCCACGGTTAGCTTTTCGCCATTGGTAGGAACCCCAGAGACCGTGATGAGGCCCTGAGCCGCGATAGCCGCGCGCGAGAGGTCGGTGTTGCAGGCGAGATCCTTGAGGTTGGTATCGAGGTCGATCCCAGCCGTCCATGCAGCCCCGTTGTTCGCCGAGTAGTAGGTCTCGCCAGTATCACTGACCGTGACCAGACGAGAGTTCCCGTACCTGACCTTGTTGAAGTTGTCGGACGACGCCGTGTGAACGTGGTCCCAGGTGATCCCATCAGAGCTGTAGGCCACGACGCCCACATCGCCACAGCAGACGAAGTTGGTGCCGTCCCACGTCACCGAGTTCTTGTCGCTGAAGTCAGAGATGGTGGCCAGCGTCCACGTCACGAAGTCCGTGGTCGCATAGATGAAACCATACTGCCCGACCACCACCCACGTCGTCCCGTCGGAGGCGACCCCGTTGTAGTCCTTGATCGGAGCCCCGTCTACCCGGGAGAGAAGTCCATCGGAGATCCGGTAGATGTTTCCCCCTGGGCCGACGAGCGTGGTCTCGTCTACATCGTGGCTGAAGATGTCGTAGATATCGGGCTGGTCAAGCTGCGTCACCCCGGCCAGGGTGAACGCCGTGAGCGCCGTGGCCGAGTAGACGTAGTTCGAGTCGCCGAAGATGTACCACGTCGAGTTGGAGTAGATGCAGGCATCGAGATCGTACCCGACGCCACTGGTACGCTCAGTCCAGGTCGTCCCGTTGGCCGAACTCCACAGCTCACCATCGTCGCCCACGGCGAGGTAGTTCGTGGCATCGGTGCAGACGCAATTGAAGAGGATGCTCGTGAGAGTCGTAGCTGAAGTCGACCACGAGGTCCCGTTGGTCGAGTAGAGCGCGATGGCATCCCCGAGGACCACCCACTTGCCGGTCGTGCCGCCCCAGACGACGGCTCGGAGTTCCTGAGTCGTCCCCGAGGTTCGAGAGGTCCAGGTCACACCATCCGGGGAGGAGAGGATCACACCTCCGGTCCCTACGGCCACAAAGAGGTTGGTGCCGTTCCAGGCCACGGCGTTCAAGTCGGTGGCCACGCCGGATGTCTGGGAGACCCAGTTGGCCCCCTGGTCGATGCTGGTGTAGATGATCCCGCCCTCGCCCACGGCCACGAGCATGTAGTCGGTGCCGGACATGCCACGGGTGAGACCGTAGAAGTCATCGGTGGCGGCGGAGGTTTTCTCGGACCAGGACGTACCGGTTCCACTTACGCCAAGGAGCCCGTCCTTGCCGGCGACCACGAACTTGTAGATTCCGGCAGCGACCAGCCCAAAGTAGCAGGCGTACACGTCCTTGCTGGAGTCGAGTCCGGTCGCCGAGTTCAGGAACGTCGTGTAGTTCGTGCTCCGGGTCATCCACCCGGCCTTGCCGAAGGCCGCGAGGCCAGCGTACCCGGTCGCCGTCACATCGGTGGCCGCCCGGAGGTATGTCGAGGAGGTCGAGAACACCGGTCTCCAGGTCGTCCCGTTGGTGGAGATGTAGGTCTGGGCGGCATAGCCAACCCGCATCCACTTGTTGTCAACGTAGCCGACTCCTCCACAGTCGTCGTACCCGTAGCCGGTCCCCGCCGAGAGGGTCGTTCCTGAGAGTTTGGCCATCACGGTGCTGGACCCGTAGTCATCCGGTTCCGCGTTGGAGAAGATCACCGAGTACCCCGCCGTGGCGTTGAAGACGACCCTGGTGTCTTTCTGATAGTTGGAGGAGTACCCGGTTATCGCCGTCCATGTCGTGGCATCGGAGGAGACGTACGCTCCTGTGGTCCCAAGCAAAGACGACATCGCCACCCACTTGCTGGACGACGTGTCGTAGACGATGCTGAGCATCTCGTACTGCGAGGTGAAGGTGTCCGCTTCAACCCGGGTCCATGTCGCGCCATCAGGAGAAGTCATTATCCGATGGTTGATGTTCGACGGGTAGGAGACTGTACTCCCATCCGTGACCACCGTGAAGTACGCCGTGGACGTAGCTTTGTAGGCTACGTCAATCGGGTGCGTGTCCGCCGGGATGGTCCGCTTCGTCCAGGTTGAGCCGTTCTCTGAGGTGAAGAGGTAGTCATACCCGACGGCGACCCACTTCGTCCCACCCCGGATGAGTCCCGTGAAACCGTACTTGCGGGCATACCCTGAAGAAATCGCCAGAGGAACCGAGACCTCAGTCCACGTCGTCCCGTCCGGGCTGGTACAGAGGAGACCGGAGTTATAGCCCTTCTTGCCGACGGCCACCCAGAGAGGACCTCCACTCCCATCCCCTGTTGCCGAGTAGACGACCCTGGAGAACGCCGAGTCGTTGCTCCCGGTGATCCGCTTGACCTCGGTCCATGTCACCCCGTCAGTCGTGGTACAGAGAACCGCTTCACTCCCGTCCTTCCCGGCGGCGACGATGACCTCGGGGCTCGCTCCATCCGAGAAGATGTCGTAGAAGAAGTAGTTCGCAGTCGGGGGCGTCCCCGGCGTCACGACCGGCTGGGCAGGGACCGCCGTCCAAAGGGAAGCCGCTGCCGTTCCACTGCTGCTGCTCCCGGTCTGCTTCTCCAGGGTACTTCGGAATGGCCCCGATATCGTGGTGCTGTGATCCGATGTATCCGGGGAACAGGAGTTGTAGATGTGGGAGTTGACGAAGGACTCGGTGTGGATCGGGTAGTTGGCCCGCTCGTAGTCGTGGGTGCGGAGGATGATGTAGGCGCTGGCCGAGACCGTTCCTGGAGTCGTGTACGTTTCAAGGGAGGTATCGGAGGCGACGCTCTTCACCCGGACGTAGGTGCTCCCGTCATCCACTGAGATCCAGCAGTGCGGCCAGACGTTCTTGAGCCACAGGGTCCCCGCCCCTGTCACGATGGTCGGCGTAGCGGCCAAGACCGTCACCGTGCCAGTGGTGTAGGTCGAGGAGAGAGAGACTTCTCTGGCCTCTTCCATCGGGGCGCATCGGTTGATCCATGAGCGGTTGGCCGACTTCTGGGAGAACACCATCGTGTTCAGGTAGTCGTCTACGCCCTGGAACGCACTCATCTCCTTGAGCACGTAGTCCGTGTAGTTGGCGATGTTCGGGCGCAGGGTCAGGGAGAGATCCGACTGTGAGGGGATGAAGTTCCTCGCCCGCACGAGCGCCGGGGGCTGCACGTCTCTCGGGTGGACCCGGTTGACCTGGGTGGCCTTCAGCAGCGAGAAGTAGGGCTTCTGGATCATGCACCCTCACACGATGTTGTGGGCAATCTCATTGTGCGTGCCGCTCCCTGCGTTGACGCCGCTCGAAGAGTTCAGTATGGCGATGTTCCCGACCACGGTGCAGTAGTCGGTGACCGTCCCCGTGGTCAACTCGATCCCGTACCCTCCGTTGTTGTGGCAGTCATTCCCGACGATGGCCACGTAGCTCGATCCGTAGACCTTGATGCCGGAGCCGTCGCTGTTCGTCACCACGTTTCCGACGCAGAGATGATGGTTGTAGCCCGAGTAGACGATCCCGTTCTCGCCCTGGTTGTCGATGCAGTTGTTGCAGATGGTGGTGTTGACCCCGTACACGTCGATGCCGTGGGAGGTCGTGCCGCCCTCGCGGATGACGTTGTTGGAGATGCTCCACCCGTCACCAGACGCATACCCTACCCGGATCTGCCCCGAGGGCGAGGCCGTCCGCAGGAAGTTGTTGGCCAGGTAGCATCCGGTCATGGTGCCGGAGGCCCCCAGGTAGCAGGCGTAGAGCAGGTAGTCCACGAAGGAGCACCCGACGATCCTGGTTCCCGCCCCCGAGCAGTTGATGGCCGTCTCGGCTCCGGCTGAGGTCGAGCCGTAGCCCTTGAACTCGCACCCGATGAAGAGCGGCCTGGCGCCTTCACAGAGGCAGGAGAGGAGGAGGGAGTCGATGATCCGCACCCGGGAGATGATGCAGTCGTCACCCGCCACTGACAGCTCCCCGTCGGTGCCAGCCGCGCAGGTGTCCGCGTTCCCGTCGATGGTCAGATCCCGGAGCACGCACCGGTTCCCCAGGGTGACGAGGTAGCCGTCCGGGGTCGCGCCCCGGAGGATCACTGTCCCGAGGCCATCCCCAGCCATCGAGCAGCCGTCTGGGATGGAGATCTCGTTGTCGAGCACGTACTCGCCCGAGGGGAAGTAGAGGCAGTCGCCAGAGGTCAGGACCGCCACCGCCGCCTCGATGGCCGTGGTGTCGTCGGTCAGACCGTCCCCCGTCGCCCCGTAGTAGGTCACGTCCACGTAGGGACCCTCACGCTCAACCTCGTCGCCTGTGACGTTGATGCCCCATCCCTCGGTCACACTGGCCGAAGCCGGCGTGGACCACGAGAGCGAGGTCCCGTCGGTGGTGAGCACCTGGCTCGCCGTGCCACCCGTGGCCGAGAGCTTGACCTTGGTGATTCCCCCGTCGGCCACCCCGATGGTGACCGTGGGGGTGCTGCCGCCGCCGTCGAGACCGTCCTCCGCGATGATGTTGAAGACGCCCGAGTAGTGGTTGATGAGTTCGTCCCGGAACACCACGCTCTCCAGGATGGCGTCGAGCATCTCCTGGTAGGGAGCCGGGACCTTGCGAAGCATCTGCTTGAAGGCGGCACGCCTCGCCGAGCCCTTGAACGTCTCACGGGTCTTGGTGAACTGCTGGGACCCGAAGGCCGCGTTGGCGCCGCCGATGATCGTCACCGGAACATCCCCGAGAAGCGGCTGAGGATCTTGCCGCTGGCCGTAGACCGGGAGCGCGTACGCTTGCGAAGCATCTCCCGCCTTGAGTCGATCTCACTCAACTTGGCATAGGCTGCCGCCGACTCGTAGTCCCGGTTGCCACGGAGGAGTCGGACCACGGCGATGTCCTGGATCAGGGTGTCGAACACCCGGTTCAGGCGGATGCCGTTGGCCGTCCCCGAGGTGGTCAGCTCCGTAGGCATCACGAGGCTCGGGATGATGATGGAGCAGGTTCGGGTCGGGGTGGGCCAGACGTAGATCTGGTGGACCGTGGGGTCCGCTGCCGAGGTCCCGATGCGGCAGTAGTAGATCGGGTCGCCGGTGGACGTGCTCACCTTGAGCATGTTGTACCGGGCTTCATCGATCTCCTTCACCGGCGCACCCGATGTAGTGTTCCGCCCGTCGTAGGTCCGCAGGGTGCCGGCGTAGAGGCTGTAGGCGCCGGCCCCCGTGGCCACCGTCGCCGAGACGGTGTGGTCGTACCTGGCCTCGGTGGGCTCGAACTCCAGCACCACCTCGGCCATGACTTCGTTCAGCTCGCGGAGGATCTTCGCGTCCGAGATCTCGGTGGTGTCCACGCTCCCCAGGTGGCTGCGAATCGCGGCCACGAGCCCGGTTGCCGTCATTCTCGCCATCTAGACCTCCACCTGGTTCTCGTCCGCCATCCACTCGCCGATGCGGGACGGCTCAGCATCCTGGGCCTCGCGCATGGGATCGTGGCTCATCTTCTCCCGGCAGGCCGGGCAGACCTTCGCCATGGTGATGATGTCCGTGGCTGCGACGCTCCCTAGAGCCGTTCCAGCCGACTGGCAGGGTCGCCCTGGCTCGGACACGTCCTTCTCCAGTTGCGCCCGCTCAAACCACCACAGCCCCGTCCCGGCCACCGTGATGTAGACACAGACGGCCGCCGTGGAGATGGCGGTGATCTCAGCGGGAGTCACTGTGCCCCAGATGCGGATCTGGCCCTTCCGGGTCAGGGTGCGGAGGACTTGCGTAGTGAGCCCGTCCTCGGAGCAGATGCCAATGGTGATGGCCAGCTCGGGGGTGGTGCTGAGCTGGTGATGCCCGACGTAGGCCGAGACCGTGAGACTGGTCCAGCCGCTCACGTCGATGCCGGCCACGGTGCGGACCGTGCCGGACCCGTCGAAAGCAGCCAGCCCGTTCAGCCAGGTCACGTTGTAGGAGGAGTCGAACTGGGGCCGGCGCTCATCGGGGTAGAGGCCCCATGCCGTGTACTCCACCGTGAGGCTGGTAGACCAGTCGGTGGTGTTGTACTCGCTGGCGGCCAGGTAGTTCTGCTTCGCGGAGTCGTGGTACTGCGCCCGTCGCCAGACCAGCCGACTCTTGTACTCCGGCTGCTTGCAGATCTGGCAGATGTCCTTGGGCTCCATGCGAGGCATCGTGGACTCCAGACGCGGGGAGGTTGCCCTCCCCGCACCTTTAGAAGTTCGTTCCTACGTAGGTGACAGTGAGGTCACCGCCGCCCGTGACATCCGATGCCACCCGGACCCTGACCGAGTGGGTCGGCACCACGATGGTGATGACATCCTCGATGTTGCTGTGCGCCGAGATGGCCGGAGCCATGGGCGCCCAGGTGTGATCCCAAGTAGCCGAGTCGGCCGCCTCAACGACCACCGATCCCCCGGAGCACGTCCCGTGCCACTTGAGCGTGATGGTTTGCATCGCCACCTTGTAGTTCGTGGTGATGACGGTCCCGGTCCCCGTGGTGACCGCGCTGAGCATGGTGACAGTCGTGCCTGCCGCCACGGTCGAGTTGGGAACCGAGTAGAGAGCGGCCAGTACTGGCGAGGCCGCCAGTACCAGCCCACATACGATGGCGAGGAGCTTTCGCATGGCCCCTCCTCAGGCAGTCTGCACCTTGGCGAGACCGCCGTCGACCGCGCCGATGGGGTTGTTGAGGATGGTGAAACCCGACACCGTGGCGGCTTCCCAGTCGGTCGCGCCGTACAGAGAGCAGTTGTCCATGAGGAACACGCCGCCAGGCCCAGCCGCGATGTCGAACGCCTCGGACAACGTGGTCCCGGTCGCCACCTGCGAGGAGTTGATGAAGAAGCAGTCCTTGAAGTGGACGTAGCGGTCGATGCCGTTGTTGTTGGACACCCGCACGAAGACCGGATTGGCCGCGTCGCACCACATTGTGAACTTGCACTGCTCGAAGGTCGTCCGGGCAGCGCCAATCGAGGACTCGTCAGCCGTGAAGATCACCGAGGCCAGGGCACCCGTGCGGAGCACGGTATCGAGGCCGATCTTGCACTTGCGGAACGTGTTCTCCGAAGCGTTCCCGTAGAACTTGAGGTCGTACACGTCTGTGGAGCGGTCGCCCACCGTCGCGTTGGTGATGCCGATGATCTGGCAGTTGTCGAAGAGGTTCCTCGCTCCCGTGACGTAGACCCCACCGGTCGCCGAGTTGGAGTCCTTCCCGTTGTAGAACTGGATGTTGGTGAACGAGTTCGCAGCACCACTCACAGTCACGAGTGGAGAGAGGTCGAGAGCGGCACTGCCCGTGATCCGGCACCGATGCCCCTCGGCCAGCTTCGGGCCGAGTCCGACGCAGTGCGAGTAGCTGATGCTCCACGTCATGGCGGCGGCCAGAGCGTTCCCGGTCGCCCCAGGCACCAGGAAGATGCCGTCATTGCGGTTGGTGCGGAGTTTGGCGTACATCGCCTCGATGGAGGTACTGGCACGTTTGAGAGTCGTGCCATCCGCTCCAGCCTTGCCGTTCACGGGATCGACCACGTACCAGCGCCCACCACACGCGACAAGCTCGGCCACACCGGCCGAGAGCCCCCCGTACTGTCCAAACATGTCTTGGTAGTCAGCCATTTAGATCTCCTCTTAGGGCAGGCATTCCTGCCCAGGTCGGGTGCGGGGGGAGGGCATCCCCTCCCCCCTCATTGAATCATCCGGGGTTGCCGTTGATGTGGATGTAGTGCTTCGGGCCGTTGGAGAACCGCTGCCGGGACCGGTACTTGATCCCGTAGGTGTCGAACGCCTCGTCGTTGTCCACGCTCGGCGACACGCGATCCCAGAAGATCAGGTCACCCTTGAACTTCTTGCTGGTGATGAACCACGGGTAGACCGAGGAGGTCGCCGTGAGCAGCCGGCAGGGAAGCGGCGAGAGGTTGTACTTCGAGAGGGTCTGCGGGTTGCGAGCGCCGGTGTCCGGCTCCCACACCGCCTCCAGGGCCTTGCGGACATCCTGGAGCTTCGAGGGATGGAAGATGAGCTTGTCCGGGTCGTCCCAGTACGGGAGACCCGACTCATCCACCATGCCGTACTCGAAGTACAGGATGTGGTCCCAGATCGCCTGCCAGTCGATGGAGGCCGACGGCTGGTCGTTGTCAATGGTGTCGCCGTGGGCGTTGGTGTGGCTGCCGCACAGCTCGGTCCCGTCGAACATGGCGTAGGTGCTGTCGAAGGCCCGGATGAACGGGTAGGCCGCCCACAGGGACCGCACGTAGGCGTGCGACCGACCGAGCGCGGAGCCAGCCTCACCGAGGAAGTCGATGTACTGGCTGTCCTCGATCAGCTCCTTGGGCAAGAGCACGCCGGCCAGGAACGTGGAGTGCGTCCACGAGGTCTTGTCCTGCTCGCTCATGTCCATGTAGTGGACCGTCTCGTTCATCACTGACTGGACGGCGGCACCGAAGGTCGCGTAGGTGAACTGCTGCTCACCGGACCGGCTGGACTTCTTGATGGTGTGGATGCTCTTCCAATCCCAGCAGTCCTCCTCCCGAGAGATTCGGAAGGCGGGCTGGAAGTACTGGATGGAGCAGGTGTTGGCGAACTGTTCCTTGGTCATTGCCATGTCATCACCCCCTTACGCCGAGAACCACTGCCAGTAGGTGGCGTGATGGATGCAGGTGACCAAGCACCGCTTCGCAGTGGTATCCAGGATCTTGACGACCCTGAACTGCTTGGTGGACGTTTCGTCGTAGTCGAGCTTCCAGACGTTGCTCGTCACGTCGAGACCGTAGGCCGTGCCGACGACCGGGGTCTCGGTGCCAGCCGAAGAGGTCCAGCCAATGTCGAGCAGGTCGCCGGAGCCCAGAATGACGACCGGGGGGTAGTTGGTGGCGTAGCCGGTGCCGACGGCGTCCTCCTGGACCAGGCCCAGGATGGAGGTCGCATCGTCGGAGCACACAGCGATGCCGGAGTTGTTGTAGACGACTTCGCCCTTCTTGAAACTCTGGCCAGAGGCCTCGGCAATCTCGTTGACGCCGCTGGAGTTCAGGACACGGGGAAGACCGCCCGGGAAGTTGGCCGACCAGACGAGTCGGGGGTTGGTGTTGAAGGCCATAGATCCTCCTTCGCGTTACCAACCTTCCCGTTCTTCGGATCGGCTGAGGTTCCCGTTCTTCGGGTCGCCTACGCTGCAACATCAAGTTAGCCGTCATTCCCAGTCTTGTCAACCGGGACAGGCATGACCTTCGGCTTCCGGCCACGCTTCGCCTGCACGGGCGGGCGCTTGTAGGTGCTTGGGACCGAGACCTGGAGCTTCCGCTGCTTCAGCTCCTCCGGGTCGGAGTGGATCGGATCGGGTCGCACCTTCGCCGGCTCGTACTCGTTCTTCTCGAACTCCATCTTGGTGACGTGCTTGCCGAGCTTGGCGTCGGCCTCACGCTGCTGCTCCGAGGCCACACGAGCCGAGAACCTCGCCTCGTCCTTGTCCCTGGAGATGCGGAAGAGCTTCTGGGCGAAGTCGTGGGGCCGCCAGCAGATGTTGTGCATGCCGATCTTGAGCACGCCGTTGGACTCGGTGATCCCGTGGCGCAGGGCGACCACCTCGTTCCACTCCGCGTTGCCCTCCCACTCCGCAGCGGTCAGAGGCGTCCACGCCCCGCCCCGGTCGGAGGTCACCACCGAGAAGTCCTCGTCGTTGTAGAACCCGAAGTCCCTGTCCGGCCAGATGGCCTTGAGGAGCACCTCTAGGTGCTTGCCACGGGAGAAGTTGCCGTTGAAGGTGCGGTTCTTGGTCTCTTCCAGGATGCGCTCGTAGCGTTCGTTGTCCATCATCGCCTCCAGGGCTCAGACGCGAGCTTTTCCTTCTCGGTCGCGGCCTTGTTCTTGGCGTACTCCTTCTCGGAGATGCCATGCTTGTAGCAGAACTCCCTCTCCCACGAGGTCAGCGCCTCCGACCCGTTGGTCGGTTGACCGGCCCCCTGCTTCGGGCTCATCACCCGGGCCCCCGCCATGTTGACGGCCACCGGCGGCCCCTGGTAGCCCTTCTGGCCGCGGTTGGAAGCCACGATGTCCTTGGCCTCCTCGATGAGCGCCCGGAAGAACGCCCGCTTGGAGAACGCCTGCGAGCCCTCTGGGTTGTAGATGGCGCTCATCTGGACCTCGCGGACCAACTCGCTGACAACCTTGGCAATCGCCGGGTCCTTCATCGCCGGGTTGTTGTTGGCAACCTCCATGAAGAGTTGCTCGCCCTGGGAGAAGTTGCGCTGGACCATGGCCGCCGTCTGCTGCGCCTTGGTCACCTGGTCCCGTCTGGCGAGGTCGGCCTGGATGCTGGCCTTGATCGCCTGCGTGTACTCCTTCATCGCCCGGGGGAGGTCCGTCTGAGCCAACTCGATGTCGAACTCGATCTCACCCGCTGGGGCCTGGGGGGCCTGGACAGGGGGAGGAGGAACGTCCTGCCTCGGGAGCCCGCGCACGATGTCGGCGGCCATCTGCATGGGGTTGCCCCAGACGGCCTGGGGAGGGATCTCCGGCTCAGCAGGGGCCTCCGGCTCCGGCTCTGGCGGCGGTTCTCCCTGAAGATCCTCGGGGACTTGCCAGTCACCCTCCGGTTCTGGAGTCGGCGTCGCCTCGGGCTTGGGGGTTTCAGGTGTGGAGTCAGCCATTGGAATCCTCCGCACAGGCGATTGCAGCATTGGCCGTCATCACTGCTTCGCGCACCTTCCTGATCGCCGCGTACTTGTCGGCGTTGTCGGGGCACCAGAGGTCGATGCACTCCGCGAACCGCTTGGCAGCATCGCGGAGTTTCGCGTATCGCTCAAGCTGATCTCCCTTCGGTGGGTGATACGTGAAGAGGTTTTCGAGGTCCAACTTCTGCGTATAGTATTGACTGCTAGACATTTTCATCAGTCCTTTCCGCGCCTCGCTCCACGAAGCGCACCAGTGCCGCCGATTCCCTCCAGCGCGCCTTGGCGGCGAAGAGGATCACGGGGTCAGACTCGTTGCTCTCAATGAACTTCGCGTAGAGACGCTTGCACCTACGCCTGGCCCATAGGGCCACCGGGCGCAGGAGCCCCTCCTTGCGGAGCGCCTCCAGGGCCTTCGCCTCCGCCTCCGGGTAGTCCGGGTCCAGCAGGAACGCCTCCAGGTCCAAGGAGAGCAGTTTGGAGTTGGGCGTTTTGCTGCGCGAGGGCTTGTAGTTGCTGGAATAGGAACTGTCCACCGAGTACCTCCTGTTGTAGATCTGGGACCAACTCTTCCACGTTCGGGACCTCGAAGGTGACGAGGAGATTGCGGAGCGCCGCCGAGAATCCCACGGCCATCTTGAGCATCGCCGGGGCCGCAGGGGACGGCATCGCCGCCGCCTGGACCATCCCACCGAGCACCGTGTAGGAGTCCTTGAGCCGGTCGAGCAGGGCTACGGCGTCCTGCTTCTGGGCGTTCTTGTCCCACGCCGCCTCGCTCGCCTTGATCTCCACGGCCACCCGGAGGTCGATGGGACCGAGCGGGAACTCCATGACATCTTCCCGCAGGTTTCCGTTCTCGTCACGGGTCCAGTAGCGAGAGCCGTGTGGGAACATCTGCTTGTGTCGAGCCAGTACACAGTACATGATCTCTGCCAGGAAATCACGGAACCTCCTGACTTTGGCCGAGAGAGGCATCTGCCCCTCTTGCATCAGCTTGGTCTGCCCGGTGGCGGTTGGCCGCTCGATCTGCTCGATGCCGAAGGTGTAGGCGTTGGTGCCTACCACCTTGTCCGCGTGCATCTCCAGCATCTCTTCCAGTTGCGGGAGTTGCGTGTAGGGCTGGGAGAGCTTCATCTCCATCAGATGCTCTTTGGGCATCCCGGTGAGCCGGTTGACCTGGCCAGGACGGATCTTCTTGTCCTCGAACATGTCGGCCAGGTCGTCGTCGTCGGTGCCCCAGGCCACCGCGTTGGCCAGCGCCGCCGCTTCGAGCCTCTGGTTGAAGCTCGCCGAGACCGCCCGGTGGATGTCCTCCATCCGCTCGCACAGGCTGAACCCGATCAGCTCGTTGAGCCGCCGCTCCCACGGGAAGAAGAAGAAGGGCCGGTGGTACTCCGAGAACGGGTTGTAGACCGCCCGGAGGAGCGTCTCGGACCCGGCGTCGATCCACACGATGATCTCGTGCGTCTCCACGTTGGACGACAAGGTGCCGTCCTCCAACTCGACCTGGGACCGCTTCTCCCAGGTGCGGTACACCTCCTTGATCTCGTAGTGGGTGGGCTCCAGGACCGCAAGCCGGGAGTCCGGGTTGCCGGCGGGAGCCGTGTCCGAGGCCCGCCTGTCCACCAGCCGGAGTTGCTCGTAGCGGTCCAGGAAGAACCCGTTCTTGATCTCGTTCCTAACCTCGTGCGGGGCCATGTAGATGGTGTGCCAGATGGCCTGGCAGGCATTCACGTCGGGCGACCGCGCCGGCCACCAGCAGACATCCTCCGTGTGGCAGACCTCGGGGATGGCCCCCTCGCGGATCACGTACTCCCGCTCCTCCAGGACCGAGGTCTCCATACCCGTGTACGGGTCCACCTTCCGCACCCACTCCTTGATGGAGCGGGTCTGCCGGACGAACGGGACCTTCACGATGGCCGTGTAGGTCGTCTCGGCCTGGACCAGTGCGTCATCGCAGAACTCCGGGAACTTCCAGGTGTCCACGATGCTGTCCATGTACGGCTCAAGCCGCTGGGCGAAGACCGCGTTCTCGTTGATGTTGAGGTCCGGCCTGGGCTTGGCCGTGTAGATCGGGTCTTCCTGGAGGATCGGGTTGACCACCCTGGCGTTGAGAGCCGAGCACCGCTCGTACGTGATGGGAATGTCCACGTCCGACTCCCAGTCGTCGGCGGTGTCCTCCCGGCTCAGCCGGGACTCGTACTGGAGGCGGGATGTCTTGAGCTTCTCCTTCAGTGGTCTGAAGGCGTCGTCGCCCTTCTGGACGATGCCCATGGTGTCCTTGACGAGTCTGGACTCCTCATCCTCGGACAACGGGATGCTGGCCACCTCGTAGACGAGAGCGGTCTCCTCTGGGGGCTCGGGTGGGGGCATGCCGCCCCCGAGAGTGTCAGGCTGGAACTGCTCGACCGGAGTTGCCATCGTTGCCTCCCGGGCAATGCGATGTCAATCCGGTTTTTCCGGCCATGACATTCTGTAGTTCAGTGAGAAACTGTGGATTGTCCATGAGGACGCAGAACAACCCAGCGTCAAGAAACGTCACTTGCTGCTCGGTTAATCCGTTCTTCCCTACTGCCAGTATGGAATTCACGCAATGGATGATCTCGTGCAGAAGGGTTTGCATGTGGGCGCGATCATTCCCTTCTCCACCTTTGATCTTGATGATGCGACGACGATGGTCTGCGATACCGTAGAAACCCTCCAAGTCTCCATCCGTGCAAGTGACATACTGCACTTCGTACGGGACACCAAGTATGGTCACGTTACTCAGCACTTCTTCCCGCCCTTCTTCTTCTTCATCGCTCCTCCTAGAACTGGAACTGTACGTACTTCACGGTCTTGAGCCGCCTCGGCTCAGACTCGTCGAAGGCCATCTCGATGGCCGGGGACTTGAAGTAGCTTGCCAGCACGCCGATAGCCCTTACCACATCGGGAGGCAAGTCACTGAGTATCCTCTTGCGGATGAAGCACCCGCTGATCTCTCTGGAGTACGGGTCGAGGAACAACGTCGCCTCACCGTAGTTCCCCTCGGACTTCACCTTGTTCGCGGCTGCGATGGCCTCGGTCAGACTATCAAACCGCATGGTAGTTCTTCCCTTCGCCCTTTGGGTTGCAGCATGGGCATAGCCGGTTGTACATCTGACTAAGAACTTCATCGTCATTGAGTTGCATGGACATAGCAAGAAGGTCGGACATGGTTTTCACGAGATCCCAATCCAGAGTTGGACGAATAGGGTATCCACCATCAACCACAGCGCAGCCGCACTCCATGTACTCTGGCTCATCCCACTCGGGATCGTAGTCAAACCGCATGCACCCTCCTGGACTTCCCGAGTCCGTAGATCCGCCCTCGGCTCTGAATATGACGCCGTTGCTTGTCTTCGTCAATCGGGATGCCGTCTTTGGTCTTCTCGGCCCGCTTCGGACGCCTGAACCGCCAGAGCTGCACATGGTAGGCCAGGGAGTCCAGCAGGTTGTCCTTCTGGTTCTTACGCTCGGGGTTCCAGCGGATCATCTCCTGGGCCACCACGATGTCCCGCTTCCGCATGAAGAACCGGTGGTTCTCCACGAAGGGCTGGAAGCCCTCGATGATCCGGCTCGACTTGCTCTCGCCTCCGTGCTGTAGCTCCACGAGCTTGAGCTTGATGCCCTTCTCCTTCATGTACTGGGAGAGGAACGGTTTCCAGACAAGCTGGAAGGCGCCCTTCTCGATCCCGTCGTCCTTGGGGTTCCACTTCTTCGCCATCTTGACGTAGCGCAGGGCGCCCGTGCGGGCCGGGCAGGGCTCCGAGAAGTGATCCAGCAAGAAGATGGAGTTCGTCGGATAGTGGTAGCCCAGGGTCGTGATGGCCGAGTCGTCGCCCGTCTCGCCGGCAGGGTCGGCCGTCTGCGTGATGTGGAGTTCCGAGATCGGGACGGCGGTCCACGTCCTGAGGTGGTCATCGAAGAACCTGACCTCCCGCCCCGGAGTCTCCTCGAAGTACCGCAGATCCTCGGCCCTGAACTTCGCGGCGCCCTTCGAGATGGGGTCGTTGCGGTACTGGTGGGCGAACACGTAGGACCCCGAGGCGCTCTCCTCGTCGGCCAGGTGCTCCAGAGTGAACCGCTCCGACCAGAGGGGCTGGCCGATGTCCGTCATCCCGATGGTCGCGCTCCTGGAGTCCTGGTAACACCCGAGGATCAGCTTCTCGAAGTTCGAGTCCTCGATCAACTCCTCGTAGAAGCCCCCGGGCCAGTAGGTCCCCACCACGATGAGGAGGCCAAGTTGAGGGTGCTCGAAGAGCGGCCCGATGGTCCGGCGGAAGTTCATCGCTCGCTCCATCAGGGAGGGACTCTGCGCCGTCTTGCTGACCACGAGGTCGTCCAGGATGATGACGTGGACGTGGGACGACTCGATGGTGGTCTCCAGCCCGAGGGCGGTGATCGTGGCCTGGGGATGGTAGCGATCCCTGGGAAGCTCGATCTCGCGCTCCGACCACCGGGGCTTCTTCCCGTTCTCCAGCCGCCGGTTGAGCTGTGGCACGCACTCTGGGAAGTAGTGACCGAAGGGCTTCCCCATGATGATGCTCTGGATGTTCCCAATCATGCCCTCGGCCAGCGTCGAGGAGTTGTGCATGACGAAGATGCGGTACTGGGGGTTGTTGATGTGGAACCAGATGGTCCCGCCGATGGTGATGACGTGGGTCTTGAGGTGGCCACGGGGGATCATCACCAGAAGCCTCCGATGCCCCTGCCGGATGCGATCCTCCAGCCATGTGCAGATCTTCAGGTGGAGATTCTCGGACGGCTCAGCCTCGTACGGGGGGCTCGTGAACCCACAGAGCAGCTTACAGGTGGCGAAGAGCGACTCCCGGCACGCCTGGCGGATGATGTCGTGGTCATGGCCGCACTGGCCACAGGTAGGCAACTAGGACACCACCCCCTCCGGCAAGTCCATCTGCCTCGCCAGTTCCCGCTCTTCCTCTTCCTGTCTCTCCCCGGACTCCTGATCTTCCCTCCGCCTCTGCTCCTCCTCCACCGCGTCCGCCGTGTTGAGGCAGAGTTCAGCCACCTGGCTCAGAGCCGAGATGGAGGCCTTCGCCGCCACCCGATCCGTCCCCGAGGCCACCAGGCTCGACCGGATCTCCACCTTTTCGACCATCTTCAAGATCATCGCGGCCATCCAACGGAGCGTCACCGGGTCCGGTGGCCGGTCGGGGCCGATTCTGTCCTCTGTCGTGTCCGTCATTCATCCTCCTCCAACTCCGCGACCGTCGGGATGTCCGGCGGGTTCTGGGCTGCCAGGGTGAGCCTCCCCTTGGCCGCCAGAAGGTTCAGGGTGTCCACCACGGCCTTGTTCTTCTCCTGCTGCATGTTGAGTCGCACGTCCTCGCGCATGTCCTCCCGGCTGATTCCGAGCTGATCCTTGACCACCTTGGAGGCCTTGAGCCTCACCGAGATGGAGGAATCGGGGCTGAGGGCCTCCGCGATGGCCTTGTCGGCCTCCTTGTTCATCCTGAGCGCCCGTTCCATCGAGTCCAGCCGCTCACGGGCCAGAGATTCCTCGATCCGCTTGCTCTTGGCCCGGAACCAGGCCTCCAGCCGGTCGAAATAGGCCCTTTCGTGCTTCTCCAGGAAGCGGAAGAGCTGCACCCTGCTGATTCCCAGCACTTTGGCCTGGTCCTCGCGCTCGATGACGCCCTCTTCCAGCTCCATTTTGAGGATTTTCTCCAGCCGCTCCTTGCTTTTGGCCGTCTGAGGGTAGCCCAGAGCCGCCAGACGAGCCCTTTCCCGTCTCTTGGCCTCCTTCCGGTCCATGGTTTCCCTCTTTTTGGCCGCTTTTCGAGCCGCCTGGCGATTCGCCAGCTCCCGGAGAGCGTCCGCCTCCTCCTTCAGGAGCGTCAGACCCCGCTTGACCTTGTACCTGGCCCTCGTGACGGCGTTTCGGGTCATCACCGCAGGGGGCATCCACACCCCAGCGGCGTCGATCCGGCCCATTCGCCAGGCGTCGGGGTCTTCGAAGGTCACTTCCCCGCCCGATTCACCATCCCCACGATGGCAATCTCCACCGCTTCCCTCATGGTCAGACCCCGCTGCGCTGCGTAGACCTTCAGCTCCCGCATGATGTCCTCCCGGATGTTCTTCACGAACAGGGACATTGTCTTCTCTTCAGCCATCGTCATCCTCCTCCTCCAACTCATCTAGGAGGTCCAGAAGTTCCTGGAGGTCATCGGGATCACACTTCTCATCCTCCGGCTCGTCCGGGAGGTCGTACTCCTCGCCCCAGTCGTACTCCTCGTAGTCCTCAAGAGGTCTCACGGCGCACCTCTGCAAACATCTCCCTCAGGGTCCGACCCTCCCGAGGCCTCAGCGGGTGGTTCGAGCTGGCCGCGAAGGCGTCCTCCACGGCGTCCAGGTACATCGTGAACCGCCCGTCGGGACCCATGAAGGACTCCTGCCAGACCTCGGGGCTCACGAGACTCTGCACGTCAAGTTGCTCCAGGGCCAGGTTGTCGAAGGAGAGGGTGTAGAGATACTCCCCAGGGATCATGTAGGGGAGAGATTCCTTCCAGTCCTGCATGGCATGGCAGTAGTCCAAGGCTCTACGCAGATGGTTGTATCTTGCTCGCCTTTTGTCCTTGTAGCCAAGAAGGAGGAACTTCTTGAAGCCAGCCTCGAAGCACGCCGCCAGATCATCCGGCAAGTGGACTCCGTGAATCAGATGCACCACCGTGTCGTCGGTCAGGAGGCACTTCATCTCCTCGACCATCCCACGATGGTAGGAGAGGCCGATGCCGTGGAGGAGGCCTAACTGCTTTAGCGCGAGCGCCCGCACCGCCCATCTCTCGGCATGCTTGGCGTTCACCGTGAGGTTGGCGACCAGACCATTGAGAGACAACTGCTCCAGGATCGTGTTATCACCCAAGCACCACCCGTGGCTGTAGAGGCCAATGTGACTCATCGGATCACCGCCGCCGAGGGCCACTTCCATCCCTCGGTTGGCGCCCTTGAGCATCTCGGAGATCGTACTGAGGGAGGCGTCTCGTCCACCCTCCGTCGAGTCCTCCGAGCACCACGTGCACTCCCCGTCACACCAGTTCGTGATCTTCAGGTCCACCGACTCGGGCATCTCAGGAGCCGGCTCCTCCCCGTCCGGCCACTCACGGATCTTCGTGCCGTCGGAGTAGAGCACCACCTCGCAGTTGCCATTCTGGTAGCGGGCTAGCTCAGTGGCGTTCATGTGCCAGCCTCCCAGAACGGGCAGTTCCACCGCACGTCACCGTGGCGGTCCTTCCCGTCGTCCGGAACGTCGAACTTGCCGATGTCGCAATGTCGAACCCGTATGTCGTGCTCGCCGTCCCCGTACCATGGGTACACCACATTGTTGTGCTTACACGTCTTGCACGCCCGACGCTCGGGGTTGAGCCAGCAGGTGGCCTCGTGCCTGTAGATGTTCGCTTCCTTGGTGCTGACCCTGTGGCCACACCTGAACGCGCACGCCCATGCGGTCACTTTGCGGGGCATATCTTCTCCTCCAGCATCAGATCCACCGCCGCTGCCGAGAGCATCAGCGCCTCCCCGGCGTTCCGGGCCGCCTGCATGGCTCGGAGTGTGGTGTGCGCGAGGTCCTCCTGAGTCGCCCCCTGGATGGCCTTGAGTGCCTGCCGCCATGGGAGGATGGCCTCCTCGTACTTCTCGCCATGCAGCTCACGAGCCGCCTGGTTAGCCTTGAGAAGCTTCTGTCCAAGGGCGATGGCATTCGGGGGACAACCGGCTAGCTCAGTGGTTGTCATTGTCGATCTCCAGCACCGAGTTCCCGAAGATGAACTGGGCCAGGGTGGCGGCGTCCTTGAAGATCTGCTCACCGACCGGCGGCGTCGGATCGTAGGACGAACTCTCCAAGCTCTGGTGGTCGATGTAGCACCCCGACCACCCGTACTTGTCCCTTGCGGGCTCCACCAGGACCACCTCCTCGGCCCCCGTCCACTCCTTCAGGACGGACTCCAGCATCTCCCTGAGGGGGCCACGGTCGTTGTTCGTCTCCAGCAGCCAGGTCCAGGCGTAGGAGGCCTTGCCGGTCGGGTCCGCGTACTCCTCCGGCCCCCAACCGAACTGACCAGGCTCGATCTTGAGCTTGCCACCTCGAAGCAAGTACGGCTTGGCCTCCGGCTTCCCCTTCAGGGTCACACTGTGGACCGAGCTGCTTGCGGTCTCGAAGACGCTTCGACGGATGACTCTCATCGCCCCTCCAGGATCTCCAGAGCCTCCGCAGTGAGTTCGATCGTCCTCTGGTAGTTCGCCAGGTAGACCCCCAACTCCTTCGCATTGCTCTTGTAGGGCGTCCCGTGGTGCGTCAGGATGACCTCCCTCTTCTTGGTCTCCTTGTGCTCCATGATCCAGCCAGTGTAGTCCGACTCCCAGCCGGCATGCAGCACAGGAAACGTGAAGAGCTTCTTGTAGTCCGAGAAGTCGATCTGCTCCCTCATCTCCACCTCCACCGGCAATCTAGGCTAGGTTGCACGGGTTGTCAAGCGGGGTTGATGGGAGAGTGGATGATCGCCGGACGCGCCCACCGCCGCTGGAATCTCCTCCACTCCAGAGTCGGCTCGCTCTCCTCCCTCCACAGCATCGCCATCGGCGTGAAACCGGCCTCCAGGGCCTCCAGAAGCCGCTTCTCGGCCTTCTCCTGGGTGTCCTTGGGATATCCGACCAGGACGTAGCACCTCAGTGTGTGCGAGACCGTGGTGAATCCAGCCTCCAGGAGAAGACGCCCTGCCGCCCGGAGCGGCTCCAAGTCGTCCGGCGTGTCGTAGGCGAAGAAGATCGACTTCGGATGCAGCCGGCGAAGCGCCTCAGCGTGCCAGGGAAGAAGTCTTGCTGCCTCCAGTCCGCCAGTGAACTCAGCCGGCTGCTTCTGCCGCCCGAGCATCTCGAACACCGCCCGGATGTGACCCTCAGAACACGCCAAAAGGTTGTCGTCGAGGACGTTCCACCCCTCCTCGATGGGCAACTCCCGCACGTCCGACCCCTCCCGCCTCCAGACCGAGCAGAACCAGCACCGGTTCGGACATCCACGGGAAGTCACCACGTAGCCTTCCTTGAGATACATCCCCGGTACGAACTCCTCACCACGACTCCCCATCGCCGGCCCCCCTACCTCGACTGGAGCCACCAAAGACCACGCCCGAGCCAGTCGCTCTGC